ATTTTGGCCATTCCGGGAATTAGAGAAAGCTTTGTGACGGATCATGCTATGAATCGAAACAGGGACTATGGAATGTCTATCTACTTATTAGACATACCCCAGTTTGATGATAGCAATAATAGAATTTATGATGATTCATCTGAGCGTCCATCAGTAGCCAAAACAGCAGTTCAATTTGAAACACGAAGAGTGGATAATAATTCAGCCGGCGCATATTTCCCAGACGTGGTTATAGAAGACGACCTGAATAATGAGCGAGTGAAAGTCCCGCCCTCAGTTGCAGCAATTGCGGCGCTCGGATTTAATGATGCTGTTTCTTTCCCGTGGTTTGCACCCGCAGGTTTCAATCGAGGCTCATTGGACTTTGTCAAAAATACGGGAGTTCGTTTAACAGCAGGTGATCGTGATACCCTTTACGACGCTCGAGTAAACCCAATCGCTAATTTCCCCCAACAGGGGTTTGTAATTTTTGGTCAAAAGACGCTTCAGGCAGCGCAATCTGCTCTGGATCGTGTCAATGTTAGAAGGTTAATGCTTGAAGTGAAGCGCGCAGTTTCCGAAATTGCAAATAGGATTTTGTTTGAACAAAATACCCCCGCAACACGTGCGAGATTTATCTCACAAGTAACTCCAGTATTAGCCACAATTCAAGCGCAGAGCGGAATTGAAAACTTTAAAGTTGTGATGGATGATTCAAATAACTCCACAGATGATGTTCTTTCTAATAGGCTAAACGGAAAGGTTATACTCGTTCCCACTCGCGCAATTGAGTTTATTTCTCTCGACTTCGTAATTACGAATTCAGGAGTTAGCTTTGAGTAATAGTTATATTTTGAGTATATTCAGGAGAGAAGTCTGATGGCAGAGACAACTTTTAGCAGTCCAGGCGTCACTACAAGAGAAATAGACCTTTCGGCTCCTAGTAAAACAGGGCCGTCAGGTGTTCCTGCCGGTGTAATTGGGACAGCCGATGAGGGCCGAGCCTTTGTTCCCGTTCTTGTCGGGGATATCGGCGATTTTGAGAGCAGATTTGGAAAGCTTAAGGGCGATAAGTTTGGCCCTTTAGCAGCACAGCAGTGGCTGACCAACGCGAGATCTCTCAGCTACGTGCGAGTTCTTGGAGCAGGAAATGCTAAGCAAAGAAGCACGACCGATGGAACCGTTACTAATGCAGGGTTTGTTGTAGGCCAGAGAGAGCCTCTGGAGTCCGGACTTGTAGGACACAATCCTCATGCAAACGAGGGCGGCCCATTAGGAAGAACGTATTTCCTGGGTTGCTTCATGTCGCAATCCGCTGGCTCAACAATTTTTAGTGATGCAGGAATTCAAATTCTTGGTGATGAAAGAGCAAGGCCAATTCTTCGAGGAGTTTTGTTCGCAGCCTCAGGTGTGGTCCCGACGCTTTCTTCATCTAATAAGGTCGCCGGAAGAACTTCTGTAGCGCCTTCACCGGCAGCAGTCAGCACAACTTTAAAGGGCGGACTTACTGGAACTGTTAATATTGGTTCCGGCAAGCAAGAATTTGTTATGCTCCTGAACGGGCATAAAAATACTCCGTTTAAGAATGTTATAACTGCGTCCTTCAATCCTATTGCTACTAACTACTTTGGAAATGTTTTTAACTCAGATCCAGAGGCAGTCCAAAAGCACGGCTATGTTTTATACACGCAATATGATGTTGATCCTTCTTTTGCTGCTGTTACAGGAACGGAGTGCTTCCCGGTAACAGGTACAGCACTACCTGCTAATTATGAAAATGCTGCTTTCTTAACTACTTCATCTCTTGGTAGAAATGCAGGTTCTGCAGTAATTCCGAACTACGAAAACTTCCAGGAGAGATTTGCACCTCCCCACGCTCCGTTCGTTATCTCGCAGACAATCGGCGGAAAGAGAAGGAGTCTGTTTAGGGTTCACGCACTTGCCGACGGGGCAGTTGCAAATCAAAGATATAAGATCTCTATCGAGAATGTTGCTAAGTCGAGCGATCCTAATAATAATTACGGCCAGTTCGATCTAGTCGTTAGAGATTTCAATGATACGGACAAGGAAAGAGTAATACTGGAGCAATGGCGAGGTCTTAACCTAGACCCAACATCAGATAACTTTATTGCTAGGCGCATCGGCGATCAGCACATCTTTTACGATTTTGACCGAGCACAAGGATCACAGAAAATTGTGGTCCAAGGAAACTTCCCTAACGTTTCAAATCTTATTAGGGTATCTCTTGATGCTGCGGTTGCTAATGGAGATGTGGCTGACACCGCCCTACCTCTGGGTTTCCGAGGCCCAGATCACCTAATAACGTCAGGAGCAAATATTCTTACGGCTGGTAATTGGAATACCAATCTACAGCAGATTGTAGAGCCTCCAGTTCCCTTGAGAATAAGCTTGAATGATGGGGCCTCTGCTGAGAAGAAAGTCGCAAACAAGGCTTACTACTGGGGTGTTCAGTTTGAGAGAAGAACCTCTACTTCTGACCCCAATAAGGATAATATTGCTAATAAAACGATCGCATCATTTACTGGGTTCTTCCCTAACTTCGTGGGGGTTTCTAATCAGAACTTTGTGACGGGTAATAATCCCAATCAAGCAGATTCGTCCGGCGTCATTCTGGACTGTGATAGGTTCAACAACAATGTCTTTTCGTTTGAGAATGTGAAGGTTGTAACGGGATCTGATGGATTGATGTCATCACTAGATTCAGATCTAACGGGCGCGCTATACGTTAGAAAGGGCAACATTGTTGCAAATGCCGCGGCAAAGACCCGCGCGTTCTCGGTGGATGATACTGCGAAGCCCGCTATTAAGCGACTTACTAAGTTTAGCTTTTTCTTGCAGGGTGGCTTCGACGGTGTGGATATTTTTGATGCACAATCTGCCAAGCTTTCCAACGTTGCAGTCAAGGGAGAAGCCGATGATGCTACCCGAGGCCTTACGTTGGGTTCTGCAACTGCAGCTTATAGAAAAGCAGCAGATATTATGGGCGAGAAATCTGATGTGGAGATACAGCTTCTAGCTGTCCCGGGAATTAGACATTCTAACGTTACAAATCACGTCATTGATGTGGTGGAAGATCGATTCGATGCACTCTATCTTATGGATATTGAGGAGAGAGATGAAATAAACTCTGTAGTAACGTCCTCAGTACAAAACGTGCACGTAGGAAATACAGTTCAGGCATTTGCCGATCGTGCGCTAGATACTTCTTTCGCTGCTGCTTATTTTCCAGACGTAAACATAAATGCAGTAGTCCAAACGTCTGCTGGTACTGGAAATACTATTGTTCAAGCACCGCCATCAGTTGCTGCATTGGGTGCATTCTCCTATAATGATGCAGTTTCCCACCCATGGTTCGCACCAGCAGGATTTTCTCGTGGTGCAGTCAATGCTCTCTCCACTGCGGTATCGCTTAATAGAAGCAATCTTGATGACCTTTACAACAAGGATATCAATCCCATCGTTAAGTTCCCGTCTACGGGCCCGATAATTTACGGACAGAAAACTTTACAGGCTGCACAGAGTGCTCTTGACAGGGTGAACGTAAGACGACTTCTAATTGATATTAGAAGAAACGTTAAGAGAATAGCTGAATCCCTGTTGTTTGAACCTAATCGCGAGGCGACACTAGCCCGATTTAGTGCTCTTGTCACACCTATTCTTCAAAGAGTCCAGCAGGAGCAGGGAATTGATAGATTTAAGGTGGTTATCGATACGTCAACTACAACCCAGGCAGATATTGAAAACAATACTGTTCGAGGAAAAATCTTCTTGCAACCCACACGCTCAATTGAATTCATCTCTATTGACTTTGTTGTGACCAACGCCGGTGCAGAAGGATTGTGAGATAAAAAATGAATAAAGCAAATACATATATAAGTCTACTAGGAGTTAATAATGGCTGAGACACTGTCTGTAACTGAGATGCTTCCTAATAAGTTTGAGCCAAAGCGCAAGTATCGATGGGTCTTCGCTATTGAGGGCATAGACGCTTTCTTGATGAAGACCGCAAATAGACCCCAGATTCAAACCCAAGAAGTTGAAGTTGGTTTTATCAATCATACCCGCTACCTGGCTGGAAAGACCAAGTTTGCAACCCTGGGTGTTACACTTTACGATCCCATCGCACCATCAGGTGCCCAGCAAGTTATGGAATGGATTAGAACTCATTTCGAATCAGTTTCTGGTCGTGCTGGATACGCGGATTTTTATAAGCGTGATTGCCAGATCAAGCTTCTGGACCCCGTAGGAACTGTTGTGGAACTTTGGGATATGAAAGGTGCTTTCATTACTGATGCCAACTATGGTGATCTAAGCTACGATGAAGCGTCAGCTCCTACAGAAATATCTCTTACTCTGAGATATGACAACTGCGTCTTGCAATACTAAAAGCAGGATAATTTAGCTTTTCCGGAAAAACCTCCCTTTCGGAGGTTTTTTTGTGTTTTTTGTAGGATGATATTTATAATATAACGACTATATTTTAGTCAATATTTAGTGCACCTATGTTTACTTGCGCTAATAATTCCCATACAATTAAAACAATAGGAGGACTCTATGTCCGAAGATACCAGCAGAAATGACATCTTTAATTATCAAGAGTCGATGCGCCCAACACCCGAGAGAATGCAAGAAGATCTTGGCTTTGACATACCAGTAGAAACTGTTCCACTGCCCTCAGGAGGCAGGTCTTATCCTACTGATCACCCGTTGCATAACTGTGATACAGTCGACATTAGAGGAATGACTGCACGAGAAGAAGATATCTTAACGTCGCGAGCCCTTATTAAAAAGGGAACTGTTATTACGCACCTGATCAAATCTTGTCTCACCAACAAGGATATCGATCCCGACACGCTCTTCTCAGGAGATAGAAACGCGCTAATGATCGCCTTGAGAATTACAGGCTACGGCCCCGAGTATGTGCTCGATATCGCTTGTCCTTCCTGCGATATTTCTTCTAAGCCTGAATTCAACCTTGCTGATCTTCCTATCAAGCCTCTCGAAATAGAGCCCGATGTTCCAGGGC